GCTTTTCCTGCCATAGTCATCATACCTGCTTGAAGTGCTACGCCATAAGAGCTAGTTGCGGTGATACCTCCTAATGCAGTACTGCTCATGCCCCCGATCGCAGCTCCTCCAATCATAGGAAGAATAAAAAAGGCAAGAACAAGTGCTGCAAATATCTTAGCGCCACCACTCTTTGAGCCCGCAGGAATAGCAGAAATAGTAATGTCTCCTGCTTTTATAGGGAGTAGCAAGTCTTCTTCATGTTCTTCTGCTATACCTTCTATTTCTAATGTGAACCCTACACCTGCTTCGTGCGCCTCCAAAAGATATTTTTTGAGTGTAGGGTTATTAGCCTCAATACACTTCATAACGTCGCTGTAGGTATCGGCATGTACAGAATGAGTTCGCCCAAATCTGTCTCCAATATCTCCAACTAGATAAACTTTACGCTCCATAGCGATACACTCCACTTATATACTTTACCCAGAAAGGGTATACGTTCTCTCTGCAAGATAGTCTGTTTACTGCATGATGATAAAATATATCATCCCCTAAATACACTCCGCAATGGTTTCCTACATTCGCCATTACTTTAAAAATAAGTAGATCGTTCTCTTTCATAGTCCCGTCCTCTACTTTATGAAAATTCCATGTTTTGATGTAGTCATCAGTGAAATAGTCTAAACCCTTATCCCACCAATCATCTTCGAATAATGCCCTTGTAGGTAGTTGTATCCCTATAGACTTATAATAATCTATGCCTGCCTCTAAACAATCTGTAACCCCAAACTGATAGTCTCTACCCATTAAGGGTTTTTCTTCCTGTACTGGATCAAGTTTAACAAGCTCCATCCCGGGATAGCTAAAGATATAATAAGGGATTTTAAGAGTATTACATTGATCTACATCGCACTTACTCGGTTCAGGGCTTGCATCTGGATGACTGTGTACAATTCCTACTATGTCGCATCTTTGCGCTATCGAAATATACTGCCTAGAGTCTACTATAAAGTCCTCTTCTCCTTCTGCTACGTTATCGCAAGGAAACCACTTTAAGGAGCCTTTAACAACTCCAAGTACCCCACAACCTTCTTTGGGATACCATTTTTCAAAGTGTTGTTCTATCTCTTCTAAAAACTGGATCACTTGTACTTTGTACTCCCTGGATAAGCCCCGAAAGGAAGTACATTAAGTGTGTTTCTATCTCCTCTCGGAGGTTGATCGGCTGTTGCTGAAGAGATGGGTATGGATTGAAATCTGCACTTACACGAAGAGATCTCTTTACCGCATACGTCAGCACGAACCCAATATATAGATCTATTTACTGGAGTTTGGTTTGTAGCAGAAGAGGGCGCTATGTATCTCCATATTGTTTCTTCGTCTAAAGTGGCTCCGTATTTTACGTAATCTCCTGCAACATAATCAGTTTTTGAACTACTATAATCTGTATATAAATAAACTTCTCTCCACTGATCTTCTTCTACGCCTGGCTCATTATTAATATTGTCTTTCGTTTTAGATACAAATACTTTTAAAGAATGAGTAACATAATCAATAGGTGTATAAGTAGTGGTAGAGGACCAAGCAGGTGCAGTAGTATCAAAAGGTACTAAAGGTATATCGTCTTGAGTAAAATAAAAATGATGGGCTGTAGTAACGCCAGGGCCATCTAAAACTACCATTTCTCCGTTTTTCTTCCAACTACAGGCACCAACAGGATTGCTTTGTGATAAGCCCTGATAAACCCAACTGCAGTACTTACCTACAATTACTCTTCGTGGTAAAGTTATGCCTTCTAAATCAAAAGGAGAGGCTAGTTCAAAACTGATAGATACATTATTCTCTGAACTAATTCTATCAATAATATACTCTCGAATAGGAAACTCTGTAGGTAGTGTGACTGGATTAGTCACGGTATTTTCTTGAGCACCATCTTTTAGAAACTTTCGAAAAGTCTGTCGGCGAACAAGTGTTTTACCAATTAAGTCTTCATTTGTAAGACCTCCAAGAGCATCTTTAAATACACTTGTTACGTTTGCCATGGTAATGGTAGGTCTGGACTGGGCGCCGTCTGCTGCGATCTCCATTCCATCAATTAAAATTGGTAGAGCTAAGTAGGTTCTCATGGCGCTACCGTCTCTATCGAGGAACTGTACGTTATCTAAGTCCTCATCGAGGCCTGCATGAAAGTACGCATATGCTCCGTCTATCTCTATTTCAAATAGGGTTACAAGACCGCTATCTACATAATGGCCTTGTACATCTGATGCAATTATATCACTC